AATTGTTGATGACGGACGCGCTGGCGTCAGCCCCGACCAGCCGGTTCGTCCCGACCGCGGGGTTCGCGTAGGCCAGCGCGCCGGTCGTGGCAGAGGTGAAGGCCGTCCCAGCGGCAGGATTCGCAGGCGCACCTCCAGCTGCCGGCACCGCGCCCAGCCGCCACAGGCTGCTCGTGACACCCACCACGCCGGTCGGCCCGGTCTTGGTGAACTGCCGCCGCTGGGCAAACCCCTGCGTGGCCCGCGCAAGCGCATCGGACACGGAGGCAAACCCGGCGTAAAATTTGTTTGGGTCAGTCTTGGCCGCGCAGCGGATCGCGACCTCCAGCGAGTCCATGACAGACATGAAACTGCCGCGATGGAAGCCCCCGACGAAGTCGCCGTCCGGTCCGACGCGCACCGACCCCGGCACGTCCAGCAGGGCGATGGGCCGCCCATACCAGCCTTTCATCGCGGTGCCGAGGAAGTCTATTTGGTCTTTGCCGAGCCACCGCTCGAACCGACCGGAATGCACGCGGCGGTGCTTAATAAGATTACTCATAGTCTCAGATGGCGAATATCTTGTTGGCGTCCGCCGCCCATTGGAGAATGATGTCTCCGCCGTTCGGCGTGACCGGCAGCCCGGTCATGGTGTCGATAAAGGCAATCAGCGGGGAAGTCGCCGCAACTCCGGTATCCTTGAACAGCACCACCGACTCGCAGGAGGCTCCCGCTACCGCCGGGAGCGTGACGTCATCCGCATCGAATACGCCGCCCGTCGTGGTCTTGTTCGCCAAGGCCGGGCTGATGGCCACGCGCGCACCGGCCGCAATATCGGAGAGGTACACATCTGTCGCGGGCACCGGGGTGTCCGTGCCATGGTCCACGAGGACCGCCTTGATCGTGTCGTTGATGAGATCGATCCCTTCGGTCGCATGTCCGAGCAACCGCTGCTTGCCAGCGGCAAATAATTGATTGGCCATCAGTTACTCCGTGGTTTCGACCGTGGCCGTGGAGGTCCGGCCATCGGCGTGTTGAAGGGTTAGTGTGCGTTTGCCGGTCTTGGGCATCTGGACCGTCATGCTGACGGGACCAGGCTGGACCGTGACGGGGACCTCGACGTGCGGCGCGGGAGCCGGCGCGACATTGACCACGGCTGGCGCCGCGACGGGTGATGCCGGTGCCAGGGAGGGGAGAATGTTCTGCACGATGACCGCCTGCTTTTGTGTCGGGCGCCGGGTCCAATTGCCGGCGCCGGCGGCCGGGTCCTCCGGCCCTGACGGCGTGGCCACCGGTTCCATGTCCGCGGGGCCGGGCAGATTTAATTCTTTTCGCAATTGCTCCTCGCGCTCGCGCTGGTAGAGCACCTCTTCCCAATCCCGGCCCTGGGCGGCGCACTCCTCGGCCAGTGTCGAGATGTTGGCGGCCACCGCGCGCTCCGAAGATTCCACTTCCTTCACCGGATCCACCCAGCCCCAGCCCGGCGCGATCCAGCGCGCCTGCACCCAGTAGTCGCGCTGGTCGCCGAAGAGCACGACGGGCGGCAACAGCTCGCGCAGCCAGGCCTCATCCAGCACCATCTCCCAGACCGGCTGGCAGAACCGTTGCGCCATCCACATCTGACCGCCACGGAAAAACCGACGCGCCTCCAGCAGCGCCGCCCGGGCGGAGGAATAATTCGTCTTCGAGAAATCCTTCAGCACCAGCTCCAGCGGCAGGCCGAGTGCCGCCCCCATGCTCCGGAGCATGGCATTGACAAACGGATCGAAGGTATCGCCGGTCCCCGTGGGATCGCCAAAGGTGACCGATTCCCCGGGCTGCAGATATTCCATCATGCCCGGTTCGAGTTCGTTTAACCGCTGACCCGCCCCATTCGTCCCGCCGGCGCCCAGCGCGGCATCCAGCGGGTTGGTCTTCGTGACAAAGGCAGAAAAGCAGGCCTTCACCCGCTCCCGCACCACCGTCGCTTCGATGACATCGCCCAGGTCTTTGAACGTATCGAGGACCGGCGCATAGAATGGCTCGCCGCGTGTCTGCCCGGGGCGTTTGACGGCATACAGATGGAAGACATTCGGCCGGCCGGCAGCGTTCACCGCGGGATAGCGAACGTGCTCCGTCTGGCTGGAGACGCCCACCCCGCCACGGCCCAGCAGCAGATCGCCGGGATGATGCTTGCGGATCCAGTAGGCCACCGGTTCGCCGCGGGCCCCTAATTCGACCCCGTCCCGGATAGTGGGATCCTGTCGCCGGCCGGGCGGCGTTTCCAGGCGGTCCGCTTCCAGCACCTCCAGCGCGAGGGAGAGCGGACGGGCGCGATCCTCTGGCAGCATGAGCGGCAGGGCCAGCACCTCGCCGTTTTCGATGATCTGCCGTTTCAGCAAGACTTGGATTTCGTAGAGGCTCATGCGGTTCTGGGCGTCGGCCCTGGGCGCCCAGCGTTTCCAGATGCGCTCGGCCGCCCGTTCGAAGCCGAGGGCCGTGTCGTTATCCAATCCCAGCGCTTTTCGATCCAGCCGACACTGCGGACGGATCCCGGTCCCGATCTCGTTCTCGACGATCGTGCCGGTGATGGCTGCGGCGTGGGCGTTGTTCCGGTGGAGATCGCGCGAGCGCTCGCGGAGCGTCGCCAGATCAGGCAGGAGATCCGCGTCCGCCGAGCCCCCGAGCGGATTCCAGTCACCGCGGAGACGCGTTTTCTCGGCGCTCCGGTAGGCGGTGTTTAAGACGCGGGTGGCGGCTCTGGCCTGGGCGCGTCGGAATCCCCAGCGCGGAGACAGCGCGGTGATCGCGCGATCCAGGCCTTTCCCGATCCGATCCAGCCAGGTGCCGTGTGGAGAGACCACTTCGCGCATCATGTCGGCCTCGAGAACGAGGCAAAGGTGCGGGAGCCGGCGTTCGTCTCGGCGGCCTTGCGGGCCTGGAGTTGTTGCTCCAGCTCCCGGAGTTCTTTCAGGGAATACCGCTGGAGGTTGCGGCCGTTGATCGAGTAGGACTGGACAGCGCCGCCCGTGAGCAGGTTGTTGATGGCCGTGCGGACGTTGGCCAGCATCTCATCGACGGTGGGCTCGGCCATATTCCTCAGTTCGATGGTGGGCAGTAGCGCCTCTTCGACCGACGCTCACTGACCCATCCCGCGGGTCACGATAGACCGCACTGGAAGCGGTGCCTGACGACGATGTAGCAGAAAGTCAGAGGGAGTGGAATAAAGTAGACTTGACGGGCGTCAAGTCAGGCTCGATAGGGACGCTTGAGGTATTCCTTGACGAACCGGATCAATTCCTCTCGGCAGACGTAAGGTTCGTTGACATTGTCCCGGTAGGTTTCCAGCTTCCCGGCCTGGATCCAGTAGTGCACGGTCTGCCGCGGGACCGGTGGCGGACCGAATCGGCTCAGCAGATCGACGATCGCGGACACACTGAACACGGGAAAGATCGGAATCACGATCACCCCGTCCGTGTCTGCGAGCACCGGTTTCTTCTCCTCGTGTTTGGTGTCTGGTTTCGGTGGTGGCTGATCGCGATGCCGGCGGCCAATCCACCCTCTGCCCGAGCGATCCCATGTCACCGCTTGACCCACCCGCGGCGGCCGCGGCCAGAGGGCGGTTCATTGCGACGGACCCAACCGGATCCCGACGAGGGCGGCGCCGGCACGTCGGCCTTCACGGTCCCCATCGGTTCATCGGGCGGTGTCTCCAGATTGGGATTCAGGAGCATGAGGGCAGCCAGGTTGCCGACCTTGAGGTCGAGGGCTTCGTTCCGGCTCCGGATCTTCTTGTAGTAGTACCCGACCTGCACCCCCCGCTCGAATTTCTTCTTTTTCTCTTCGGCCGTGAGCTGCTTGAAATACTCTTCGTCGTACTGCTGCAGATCCGGATGGTGCATGTACCCGGGCCCATATTGATCGAGCTTCAGCCAGTCGAAGATGGTGTCCTTCGCTGTGTCGGTGCCGATGAGGAAGAGCTGCACGCCGGTGAGCTTGTCTTTGGAGCCGAGCGTCACGATGCGGGCGCCGGGTTGGCTCGATCCCTTGCTCGCGCAGACACGGCGGCCCTGGCGAGTCTTCACAAATTCATAGACGGCCTTCGTATGATGGCCGCCGGAGTCGATCAGGGCCATCTGAATCCGAATCCCCACACCGCTTTGATGCGTCCACACCTGCTGCAGCCAGGCATCCGCCTGTTCCCAGACGTCCTTCTGCGACGGCGCCCCCATCCAGCGTTGATAGTCGATCGACCAGGACTCCTGTCCCTTGCCCCACCCGACGCACTCGGCCTCGAGCCGATCATCCTGGACATCGATAGAGGCCGTGAGCGCGATGACCGGCTCCGGGACCTGCGCGGGATATTCTTCGCGGCGCTTCTTCAGCTCGCCGTGCTCGACCCGCTCGCCCTTCTCTTCCCAGGGTTCGGCCAGTCGGGTGTTGGTCCAGGTCTTGTGCTTCTGAATGTCATGGGTTTCGGTCGCCTCCAGAAACTCCTCGACGATCTGCCGCCATGGCACCCAGCCGAGCGGCGAATAGAGCCCGCTGAGATGGAAGCCGGGCTGTCGGCCTTGGCCGGGCACCGCGGCGATCCATTTTCCGGCCGCCAGCATCTCCGTCTTGTGATGCTCATCGATCAGGTGATTGCATTTCTCGCACTCGTACGCCGTCCGCTCCGGCTTCCGCACGCCTTGGAACGTGAACACGATGTGGCCCCACCGGAGCCACTGATAGTGCCCGCAATAGGGACAGGGCAGATGGTAGCGCCGCTGGTCGCTGCGCTCGTAGGCCTTGCAGATCCTGGAGGTCGCGGCCTCGAGAGGCGTCGAGACGCGGAAGATCTTCCGGTTTTGCGCAAAGGTGTCAGTGCGTTTCTTGGAGAGGTCTGTCGGATCGCCTTCTCCGTCGACGTCGAAGGGATAGGCGTCCTCCTCGTCCGTGATCAGGATCCGGACGGGCGTCGACCGCAGCCCCACGGCGCTGTTCGCCCCGGTGATCACCAGCAGACCGCCCGGGTATTCCTTCATGAAGGTCGTGTTGCCGGAGTCGCGGGAGCGTGGAGACTTCACCTTATCCGTTAGTGATGGACAGGCCGCGATCATCGAGGCGATCCGCTGCTTGCTGTAGCGTTTCGCCAGCTCGACGGTGGGCTCCACCAGCATGATCGGGCATGGAATCATGTCGATCGTCCCGCCGATCAGGTTGTTGGCGCACTCGCTCCCCCCGATCTGAGTGCCCTTGACAAAGGTCACTTCTTCTGCGGATGACGTCCACGACAGTTCCTTCATGATCTCGACGAGGTAGGGCGTCCGATCATTACGCCAGAGTCCCGGCTCGACGCTCGTCTCCGTGGTGAGCTGGCGGTGCTTCTCCGCCCACTGGTCGATCGTGAGCATGGGATCCGATCGGAGACCGGTCCCCAGATATTCCCGATAGATCGACGTGCCGTCCAGGGCAATCGTCATGCGATGAGCCCATTCATGGCGAGCGACAATTCCTTGGTGAGCATGGCTTCACACTTCTTCGGATCCTTCTCCGCGGCAATGGGCCCGCAGACCCGCTTCGGCACGTTGAGGATGGCGTTGCGCAGGGAGCGGCCGAGCCGGAAGGCCTCGGACTTGACCTTCTCCGCCTCCACGACCAGGCCCGCGGCCTTTTCGTAGTTCAGTTTCGCCATCTTGGCCTCGTACATTTCCTTGAGTTTGCGCTCGGGGCTCCGGAGCTGGGCCGCCGCCTGGGCCACGGCCGTCGCGGCGTCCGTCGCCTGCTCATCAATGTCGCCATTCGAATGAAACTTGATCCGGCCTTTTTTCTTGAGTGCATGCAGGCGCTGCCTGGAGAAGCCGCGTTTCTTCCGGTAGCGCGTGGTGGTGAGTTCCTTGGTCCGCTTCGGCGGTTTAGGCACTGCACTCCTTCACCTTTCTGGGCTTGAGGCCCATCTCCGCCAGGCGCTCGAGGTCCGCCATCATCTTGGACAGCTTCTCCTCGTCCCAGTCGCCGGCAATCCGGTTCAGCGCCAGATTGAGTAGGCGTTCGCGCTTCGGCGCCAGGTCCACCACGCTCACATCCACTGCCGTCTCCCCGGATTCCACGATGATCTTCAGGCGCTGATGGCCCCCGACAAGGTTCCCGGAGCGCTTATTCCAGACCAGCGGCTCGACCAGGCCGAACTCGCACAGGCTGCGCTTGATGCTCTCGTACGATTCGTCGCCCGGCTGCAGATCCACGCGTGGATTGTAGGGCGCGGGGTCGATTCGGCTGATCGCAATCCGCTGGATACGCATCGTCAACCGTCAACTCCCCTTCCTGAGTGCCACGCTAGCTGAAAAACGCGGTTTGCTTACC